TGGTAGCCAAGTTAGAAACAATAAGAAAAAAAATAAGAAGTAAAAAGAAACTTGGCTTCTCTGAAAGAGCACGAGCAGTAAGCAAGGGATTGTTACCATCAAAGGCAAAGAAAAATGGCAGTAAAAAGAAAAAGTAAAAGCACAGTAAACAAAGCAGGTAATTATACAAAACCTGCTTTGCGTAAAAGAATATTTAACAGAATAAAAGCAGGTGGTAAAGGTGGAGCTCCGGGTCAATGGTCTGCACGTAAAGCACAGATGATGGCTAAAGCCTACAAGAAAGCAGGTGGAGGATATAGAAACTAATGCCACATTATACTAGACCATTAAAAACAGTTATAGGTAAATTAAAGAAAGCATCTAAGGCTCATGCAGGTCAAGCGAAAACTTTAACGAAGATAATGAAAGACCAAAAGAAGGGATATAA